TTCTGCCCCTGATCTATCAGGCTTCGACAAAAAGTTGGCGGTGATGAATAAAACAATGGGGGCCGTGACCAAGGAGATGTCGTCAGTCCGCAACCGGGTACTGGAAGTGCAACAGATCGTGCGGGATATCCGCCAGGACACGCGATCTGACGCCGCATCCCTTGAGAACGCCATTTCCGCCGTGGACAAACGCGCCCGCGCTCTCGACGCGGAGACCCGTGCGGCGATACGACAGGCTGAGAAGACCATGCGCGGCATCGCAGCGAGCGCCAACGAGCGGTTTGACGCCAAGATCAATCGAGTCACCTCTACTGCTCGGCAGAGCGAGAAAAACATCCGCGATATTACGGAGTCGGCCTCCACTAGATTCGACGCTAAAATTAACGGCATCGACGCCAAGCTGAATGTATTTGAAAAACGTCAGGACAAGAAGCTGCGCGATGCTCTCGACAACCCACTTTTGAGGAAGTGACATGGCACAGAAAAAGCTAGAGGCGGACAGTACGTTCAGTGATCTGGACCTCAACGACGATGGGGTCGTCAGCGACGAGGAAATGGCAATCGGTGAGCGCATGATCGACCTGGAGAACCGTGACCAAAAGGCAGACGCTCAACGCCACATGGCGTGGTACGCTCTGGCGGGGATGCTGCTCTACCCCGTCTGCGTTGTTGTGTCGGTTGTGTGCGGCATCGACGCCGCCGCGAAAATACTCGGCGACATGGCTGGCGTGTATTTCATTGCCGTCGCGGGCATAGTGGCGGCATTTTTTGGAGCGCAGGCCCTGGCCGCCAAATCGGCAAAGGGCAAGTAAAATATTGATCCCGGTCACCGTAGGTGAAATACTGATCATAGGACTGCTCTTCGCGGTCATCATCATGCTAGCGGTGCATATGGCACGGAAGAACTAACCCCAACCAACCAGGAGAAAGAAGATGAAGTGGATTATTAACAGAATGTCGGAGCCGTCGTCGTGGGCCGCTGGTGGAGTCGCGGTCATAGGCATCGGCGTTGTGATCGACCAGCCTGCGCTGGTTTTTGCTGCGATTGTAGCGGCGGTAGTCGCGTTCGTCCTGAGGGAAAAGGGCATCTTGTAGGTGCTGAAGTTATACCTGTTAATCGTGGTCCTCGGGCTGGTTGGCGGGGCCGTGTACGGTGGGTTCTGGTACTACAAAGACACCCAGGCTCGTATTCAGATATTGACGGAAAACACCGCCAAGCTGGAATTGGCAAAGAAGGTGCAGGATCAGACGATTGACACGCTCAAGGCAGACGCAAATAAGTACCGCAAGCTCAACAAGGATCTTTCGTCACAGTTGCAGAAGGCGCACGACTACAAAAATAAGCTCATTGGCAAGTTAAGGAAGCATAATTTGACGCGATTGAGTCAGCAGAAACCCAATCTGGTAGAAGGGAAGATAAATCGTGGGACGAAGCGGCTATTTGAAAGTTTCGAGTCTGATTCTGCTCTGCCTGTTGTTAAGTAGTTGCAGTTCGTGGCCTAAATTCAGGCAGATTGAGGTCAAGACTGTCGAGGTTGACCGTGTGATCCCGACGCAGATGCGGCCCCAGCCGATCAATCTGCACGACATTACATGGTTCGTGGTCACCGACCAGAATTTCGAGAGCTTCAAGGCGCGATATACGAAGCAGAACGGTACTTTTCTGTTTTATGCCATCAGTGTGCGCGATTACGAAACGCTGGCGCTCAATATGGCGGAAATCAAGCGGTATGTTGACCAGCAGAGGCAGATAATCATCTATTACGAAAAAGCGGTGGCACCGAGGAAGAAGGAGAAGAAAAAATGATTGAGCAACTCCGTGAGGAACTCATGGCCGACGAAGGCTGCGTGATGAAAATCTACGAAGATCACCTGGGACTGAAGACTGTCGGGATCGGTCACCTCTGCCGGGAATCGGACCCGGAGTTCGAGATGGAGGTCGGCACCCCGGTCAGCGAGGAGCGCGTCGCAGAATTGTTTGACAAGGATATCGCATGGACGATCACCGATTGCCAGAAACTGCTACCGGAATTCGATGATCTGCCCGGCGAAGTGCGTCTGATCATAGCGCAAATGATGTTCAATATGGGCGCGAATCGAATGGCTGGTTTTCGCAAATTCCTTACTGCGATTGAGGATGCTGATTGGCAGTCAGCCGCTTTCGAGATGCATGATTCACGGTGGAGGCGGCAACTCCCTGCTCGAAGTGGGCGACTGATTTCAAGAATGAGAGGGGTATAAAAAAACCCCCAGGGCGGGCGGGGGCTAGTTGAAGGGAGAAACTTTATATTTGTAACATGGCTCGGAAGCAAAGTACATCATTAAATTATCCTCACCACCGACCATAATTTATTTCGGCTGGAATGAATAGGCATTCATTCGTTACCCATGTCCTGTTCGGAAAATAGGTCACCTGGCCGCAGCCGACTGCTAGCTCCAGTATGAGCACTGTTGCACAGACGCCTAGCGCTCCAGCCGAAATACCCTTAAAAACTCCAAGCGCGATGAATTTCATCATTTGGTAGTCTCCTTTCAATCAATCGCTCCCACCCCACAATACACAGTCGGTGACATAGGTCAACCCCTCCCCCTCCATAATTTTTCCGCTTGTGTGTATCTCGTCGTTACACTATAAGTGACATATAAATAAATGAGGTGGACCATGAAAACGCCACAAGACATTGTTGCCGTTCTGGGCGGCACAAGTAAAACCGCCGCACTGATGGGGATATCGCCCCAGGCGGTCAGCAACTGGCTCACACGCGGCAACGTGCCTCTTGTTCATACAGCAAAGATCATCTCCGTCGCGCGGGACAAGGGTGTCAAAATAAGCTACCAGGACTTGCTCGAATGATCGCCGGGATCGATGTCGGGCTGAAAGGCGCGGTCGGACTGCTTTATTCTGACGGCACCGCTTACGTCTACGACATGCCGATATTCTCGAAAGAGGTCAACGCGGCGGCGCTGGCGGACATCTTCCGCGAATTCCCGCCGGATCATGTTTATATGGAGGCTGTAAATTCCTTCGGGATGGGGCGGCAGTCGGCCTTCAATTTTGGGCAAGGCTGCGGCGTCATTAAAGGTGTACTGGCGACGATGGAAATTCCGTTCACTCCGGTTAGCCCATCGAAATGGAAAAAGCATTTCGGCATCAGTCGAGACAAGAGTGAGAGCCGAGCGGTCGCAACGCGGCTGTTCCCGGCCCTCGCATCTGAGTTCGCAAGAAAGAAAGACGACGGCAGAGCAGAAGCAATTTTAATAGCGAAATGGGGAGAGTCGAAATGAACAGATATCAAGTGCTGGCTGCGGCGGAAGCGACGGTCAAAGATAGAGAGGGCAGTTATGGACCGCCTCAAGAAAATTTCGAGCGGATCGCTGCGATATGGAACGTGGTCCTGGCGGGAAAGCTAGGGAAAGAGCATGAAATCAACGCGGCTGACGTTGGAATGATGCTGATCGGCTACAAGCTGGCACGGCTGGTTGAGACACCGGATCATCAGGACTCAGCGGTCGATGCCGCCGGGTATGCTGCGCTTCTGGGAGAAATAGCATGACCGGCTTCACAGACCACTTCATCAATCATGGCAGCGTCAGCAACATCAATAAATATATCGAAGCTCCCGATGCGTGGGTGAGCCAGTACTTGTTCGGCAACCGGGGTTCAAGCTCCCCGGCGATGTGGAGGGGGATATTCACAGAGCAAGCCGTCTCCGACACCATCGCCGGGAAACTGGAAATCGATGACGCGATTGAGAAGGCGTTAAGAGATTTCGACGGCAAGGTGATGTTTGACGACGACGGCAGCGCAGCCAAAGAGCGCGGCAACATCGAACCGATGACACGCTTGGCCGTCGAGGCTCTGGAGCCATATGGAAAGCCCGACTTCCCGGAGAATGGCGAGCAGCATAAGGTATCGATGAAGGCGACCGGGGACGGCTGGGAACTCGATTTCATCGGCTTCACCGATTTCAATTTCCCGGCTCACGGTCTGATCATCGATTTGAAAACTACCATGCGGATGCCGTCGGTGATGTCCAAAGGACATCAGCGGCAGCGGGCGTTCTATGCAAAGGCCAGTGGCAACGCCGCCGTCAAGTTCCTTTACGTCACGCCTAAAAAGGTCGCGATGCTGGAAGACGGCGATCCAGATCAATTGATGGCGGAGATCAAAATACACCTGACGCGGCAGGAAGCGTTCCTGCGGCTGGGCGACAAAGAACTGCTCCGCAGCATCGTTCCGGTCAATCCAGACTCGTTCTATTGGCGGGGGGATGAGGCCGTGCGGAAAGAATTATTCGGAATCTGATATTATTCCATTGACTGAGCAACACAACCCGTTACACTGCAAGAGCCTCATGTGAGGCATATCGACAACTCCAATCCAACAAAGGAAATCAAAATGACATACGAATTCGATGAAGGAAATACATCCAGTGAGGCAATCGGGCCATTCCTGAACTGGCACGCACGGGAAACCCTTGACGGCGAGATACCGTCTCGCACGTTCTCCGTTCGCACGGAAGACGGCAGAACCGACGTTACTGCACAGATGAAGAAAGGCGTTGCGTTCGATCTGGAAAAAACACTCAAAACCGGTTGGTGTTTCTCAGACGGCACACCCGGCATTGCACCTGAATGGCTTTGGAATGACACTCCCGCACGGTTTAATGTGCCGCAGCCAGCGGATCGCGGAACGGAGCGGTGGAAGAAGGGCTTCTCCGTCAGGGTGGCGCTGAATAAGGGTGACGATGGCGCAGTCACATGGAGTCAGGCAGGCGCGGGGGCATGGGCTGGTCTTGTAAACTTAATGCGCGAAGTCAAGCAGGACGGCGGCAGTGGAGAGACAGTCGTCGCCGCTCTCTCGGATGTCGAGGAGATCAAGTTCAAAAAAGGCGGCACATCCGCGCCGATCTTCACGATCAAAAAATGGGCACCACGACCGGAATGTCTCGAAGAACAAATAGTGGTCGAGGAAATCGTCGAAGAAGCTGTCGAGGAATTTGTAGACGAATTCTGAAACCTGACGGTGGGATGATTTGTACCCACCTACCGCCGGGGGAGAGGGGCCGCGTGTCACCCCAATAGCGCTGCCTCTCTCCATCCCGAAGAAGAAAAGGGTACTCACATGTCTCGCTACAAGAAATTCGCAGAACAGCTATCAGCCAAGGGCTGGGACACAACGCCGCTAAACGGCAAGATTCCGCTGATCAAGGGATGGCAAACCAGACCTGAAGCAGCCTTACAATTCGACAAATTCTCCGATGCAAACATCGGAGTCGTCTGCGGCGGCAAGCACAATGTCATCGCGATAGACATCGACGTTCTGTCGGAGACGGTCGCAGAGGTCATTCGCACCATCACCGAAGATATGCTGGGAACCGCGCCCGAACGGATAGGCGCTGCGCCGAAGACCTTGTTCGTCTATCGCTGCACCGCCGCGATATCAAAGATAAAAACGTCTGTCTACGAAATCGGCGGCGGTGACGCCTGCGTCGAGGTGCTGGCAGAAGGCCAGCAATTCGTGGCGTCCGGCATTCACCCGAATACCGGCAAGAGTTATCGCTGGCCGAGAGATAGCTTGCTGGATTACAGCCCCGAAGCCCTGACCGCCGTCACACCTGAAGAGTTAGAGCAGTTCGTCGCAGCCTGCAATATGGCGCTCGCAGATTCGGGCAAGTTGAAAGCGCGCAGCCAGACCAATGACAACATTGTCCGCATCGACATCGGCAAGCCCAATTTCGAGTTCCAGGAGAATGACCCGACGACCAGCACCGCAAAGCTGCGAGCCGCGATGGATTTTATCTCGAACGATGATCTACACTATGACGATTGGGCGCGGCTCGCACACGCCTTCAAGGCAGCAGTCGGACCCGGTGGCATAGAAATGTTCCATGAATTCAGCGCCAAGTCGTCAAAGTATGAAGCGGGCGAAACAGATCGGCTCTGGAATTCAATTGAAAACGTGACGAAAATAGGCGCTGGCTCGCTGTTCCATCTGGCCGCAGAACAGGGCTTTGATATCGCCAACTGGGATACCGAGCGCAATTTCGGACCTGAAGATATATCGGATGTGTTTAAACAGCCCGCTGTCACCGTTATGGACAACGATGGATCATTTACAGCCGCGAGCGTCAGAGGGCCAATAGCGCCACGGCAGTGGGTATTGGCAGGCTGGTTTCCGGCTCGCACGGTCGCGATGCTGTTCGGTGCCGGCGGTGTGGGCAAGACGCTAATGATGCAGCAATTCGCCAACTGCGTTGCACAAGGCGAGCCGTTCATGGGCATAGACACAATGGGAATGCCGGTTCTCAGCGTCATGTGCGAAGATGACGCAGAAGAGGTGAAGCGGCGCCAGCTAAACATCAATGAGTGGCTTAGTGTCGATGAATTCGGTGAGGGACCGGAAGATTTGCACCTATGGCCGCGCGTCGGTGACGACAATGTGCTGGTGACATGGCCGAATGGCGGCAAGGATGAACCTGGGGCGTTTTACGAACAGTTATGCGACAAGGTTGCTGCCGTAAAGGGTGATGCCGACAACGTTCTGGTCATACTCGACACGGCGGCAGATATGTTTGGCGGCAATGAGAATGAAAGGCGCACGGTTAACACCTTCATCAAAACATATCTTGGCAGCATCGTCATAAACTATAATGCAACAGTCATCTTGCTGGCACACCCAAGCCTCTCAGGGCTGTCCAGTGGATCGGGGCTGAGTGGTAGCACCGCATGGGAGAACAGCGTCAGGGCGCGCGCATACCTCTCCAGAGAGGCCGACAGCGACGACATTAGAGTCCTGTCCCGCAAGAAGTCGAATTATTCCGACATCAGCGGAAACAGCGACATCAAGCTAATCTGGGAGAGCGGTGTCTTAGTCATTCCATCGTCGCCGGACGCGCTCGATAAAATCAACGCAACGGCGCTGAAACATGCCGTCATGGCCGAGGTGGACATCGCCTGGGGAGAGAAAAACGGCATCAGAAAGCAGGGGCCGCGTGGATACAAAACGGCGCTGCCAAGGGCACTGAAACAGCATAAGATCGGAGCCGTCGTAAAGGCATTTCATGCGCTTGTAGCTGATGGAAATATCATCCATGTCGAGCGATTTGGCTTCAAAACAGAGAAAGCTATCTAAGTGATTGATACTGCAAGGATTTTCAATGTTATCCACAGGTTAGTGGTCGCTAAGTGCTTGATAATGCAAGGTTTTGGCCTGTTTTACATGCGATCCGAAAAGCTCAATAATAACAATAACTTATGGATTTTAGAATTTCGAGCCGCTAACCCATTGATAATGCAAGGTTTTAAAAAGCCTTGGGTTTGTAAGTAGCTGAAAGTAAAGGGTTATTAAAGATGTAGATATTGGATTTGCACATTGCTAATATCGCAGCAGTTACAAGTAGTTAGCAGTTACCCACATCTTCACCCCTTACAGGGGGGAGCGCAGGGGCGCGACCCCCACCAGGGACAAGGGCAAAATAAATTAGAAAGGATGAATGAGATGGCGA